GAATTGATGGGGGTAGAGGTGGCACTCACCAGTTTCGGGATCGACATAGAGCAGACGGACGCCGAGCTTTTTTTGTTTGTCGGTGCGGAGCCTGCTTATAATAGTGCCGTTGTCTCTTCGACTCGCTTTCTTTACGTCAAAGTAGAGCCACTCTGCTTTGGGGGAAAGGGCTACAATATCAATGGGCCCTTGTTCCATGGTCGGTGTGTAAGTGTAGCACCCCTGAGAGAGCAGCCAGTCTACAGCTATAATTTCGCACCGCTTACCTTCGACATTTCGATAGTTGGGTTTTTTCATAAATAATCCTTTTATATCCCAGCCAGTTGATGTAGTGTTGCACAAGGGTCCAAGTAAGACAAGGAGAATAAGTTGGACAATACCAAATATAAATCAGTTGCAATTCCTAATAAGGTACACGCGGACTTGAAGAATCTGGCGCACAGAGAAGGGCGCACGATAGGTGGACAGATGGCACATATTGTAAAGGCGTACACAAAGCCATACAGCTTTGACGATTTTGCAAAAGAGGCCATTGACTTTGCCACAGACCCGAAGTAAAACACTTCTCTACTCCCGAAGGGGATAAACTTTAAACAAGGAGCAAGAACGATGAACGATGTGTTTTCGTTATTTGAAGAAGAGGCTGCTAACGCCAAGGCATTTGACCAAGTTAGTGAACAAGGCACTACTCGCCTATCCCGTTTGATTCGTGAATCTCAAAAGGTTGACGATGAAATTAAACAGACGGAACAATTCCTAAAAGACCTGAAAGCCAAGAAGCGCGTTGTGGACGAGGAAGACATCCCCGCCCTCATGCAAGAGCTTGGTGTTGAAAGCTTGACAGTTGATGGTAACAAAGTCTCTGTCGAGAAGTTTGTGTCTGCTCGTATTCCAGATGATCGTAGAGACGAAGCTTATAACTTCCTGCGTTCAATTGGTGAGGCTGACATAATAAAGAATGATGTCGTTGTGTCATTCGGCATGGGCCAAGACAATATGGCTGGCGCTGTGCTTGATGATCTTCGTAATCAGGGTCTTGAGCCAAATCAAAAAACACATATTCACCCGATGACTTTACGGTCGTGGGTGAAGAATCGTATCGAGTCTCAACAAGAGATCGACTACGACACCTTTGGTGTATATGTCGGAAACCGTGCTGTTATTAAGAAGGGATAGTTGACTATGGCTACTACAGCAGTTGCAGAAAAAGCAAATACAAGTCTGGCACCAGAAGGCTTGATGGATATCTTTGAAGAAAATGCTGGTGCAGGTTTTGAAAAGATCGGTCAGGAGCAAATGCAGATTCCGTTTGTGCGGATACTGCAAGCCCTCTCGCCGCAGCTTAATAAAGAAAAGCCTGAGTATATTAAAGGTGCGTCACAGGGTGATATCTTCAACACTGTGACGGGCGAGATCTACTCTGAAGATACAGGTGTGGTTGTCATTCCTGTGGCTTTTGAGATGAAATATCTTGAGTTTACCCCACGCTCTGCGGGTGGTGGACTTGTAAGGGAACTGGATCATAACGATCCTGACCTGTCGAATACTACCCGTGAAGGCGCGGCGGAAATCCTGCCTTCGGGTAATGAACTTGTGCGTTGTCACCAGCATTTGGTGATGGTGTACAACGAAGAAACAGGGGAATGTGATCCTGCTGTTTTGGATATGAAGAAGACACAGTTAAAGGTGTCGAAGAAGTGGAACTCTCAGCGTACTTCTTGTCGCGCTGTGGGTAAGAACGGTCCGTTTATCCTACCTATCTATGGTACTGCGTGGCGGATAACGACTGTGTCTGAGAGTAACGATCAGGGAACGTGGTATAACTTCAAGGTTAACCGCGAGACCGATGTTTCCAAGATGGGTCAGGCTATGCTTGCAGCCAAAGAGATGGCTGAGAGCTTCAAAAAAGGAGAGATTAAAACGGCTGCGGGTACATCCGATGAGATGGCCCAAGCAACTAAGGCTGCTGACGTACCGTTTTAACCAGTTGGGGTGTCACTTGGGCTTGCCGGAGCCTTTGTCAGAGGTGGCACCCCTTCCTTTTTGGAGATTGCTATGACCCTTGCGGAAAGGTTCATGGCGGCGTTTGCTGGTTTTGGCGCTGCACATGGACGTACAGATATATCAGAAGAACGAAGAGCCGGAAAAACTAAAGCCAAGTCATACGTTGTTCGTAAACCTTTGACTGTGGAACTCGTGCAAGAACATCTCGACGGCAAGACTGGCGTCGGGTCCATACCTATTAATAAAGATAACAAGTGCAAGTTTGGTGCGCTTGATATCGATGTGTATCCATTAGATCACTCTGCTCTCATCAAGCAGTTATCAGAAAACAATGTACCGTGTATCGTGTGCCGTTCTAAATCGGGCGGCGCTCACATATTCTTTTTCTTTAAGGAGTGGTTCAGTGCAGGGCAATTCAGAGACAAAGCTGCGGAAATTGCTGCTATGCTTGGGCATGGCAAGTGTGAAATCTTCCCGAAGCAGGAACAGGTTCTGGTCGAGCGTGGCGATGTTGGGAACTTTATTAACCTTCCGTACTTTCATTCGGAACAGACGCTCCGCCCAGCGGTTCTTCCGGACGGGGACGGGGCGACACTAGAGCAGTTTCTCGACATGGTCGATGAGATCAGCATCGATCCAAACGAATTCATGAAGCTACCCATCGGGGGCAGTGTTGATCTATACCCAGACTACATACCTTGCGTAAGGCAGATGCTGTCTATCGGTATCTCCGAAGGGGGGCGCAACAAGTTTGCATTCCAGTTGGGTATCTTCCTCAAGAAGTATGATGAAGTGAACTGGAAGACTTTGCTTGAAGAACACAATGCCAAGGACTTCAAGCCGCCGCTTCCTGCGTCAGAGATCGTGACAATACAGAACCAAGTCGAGAAGAAAGAATGGGGCTACCTGTGCAGTGAAGAGCCGATGGCTTCGTACTGCAACAAGAACATATGTCGCACCCTGAAGCATGGGATCGGGGGCGGTGGAACATTGCCCACCATCAGCGGTCTATCAGTTGTGATGTCAGAGCCACGGCTGTGGTTCTTGGACATTGATGGCAGGCGGCTGGAGCTTGATACCGATGAGCTACAGAATCCGCGCCTGTTCCAGCGGTCATGCATGGAACAGTTAAACTTCATGCCTGAACGCGCCAAGGATGCCGACTGGCAGGTGTTGATCAACAACCTGATGGACAACTGCAATCAGATCGAAGTGCCAGAAGAACTGACATACAAAGGCCAGTTCCTTGACCTGCTTGAGTCGTACTGTACAGGACGGGTGCAGGCTCAGACAGTCGAAGAGATCATGCTGGGCAAGCCCTACACTGATGCGGAAGAACAGGTCACTTTTTTCAGGCTTGACTCGTTGATGGAATTCCTGCGTCAGAAGAAGTTCGATAGCTATACCAGAGCACAGATCCAAGAGCGCATCAAAGAGATGAACGAAGGTGACGACTCACATGGTGTGAAGCGGTTCAAGACATCAAGCGGTAAGTGGAAGTCGGTTCGCGTATGGTGGGTGCCGGAGTTTGCAGCAGAGGTGGACACACCTGACATCAAGATAGAAAAGTCAGAGGTGCCGTTCTAATGGAAACTACAATATTCGGCCCACCGGGAACGGGCAAAACAACAAGGCTGATAAGCATTGTAAAGGAGTCTATAGCTAACGGCATGGACCCCAGCCGCATAGCTTTCATGTCCTTTAGTAAGAAGGCAGCGGAAGAAGCTAAGACACGAGCAATTGCAGAACTAAATGTAGACCACAAAGATCTGGTTTGGTTTCGCACATTGCACTCGCTGGCCTTTAGCTGGCTGGGTATGCGCTCACAAGATGTGTTCAAGGGCAGGGACTATCACGAGCTTGGCAGTCTGGTTGGTCTAGACTTCCGTGCCAACGCATCAAACAACATGTCAGAAGGTGTGCTGTTCACCCCCGGCACTGGCGGGGACAAATACCTGTCGATGATTCAGATGGCTAGGGTTCGTGAGGTAAGCATCGAACAGCAGTTTAGCGACACTGCGGATCGTGTTCTGCACTACCAGCAGCTTCGTGTTCTTGATAATGCGTATCGTGAATACAAAAAACAGCTTGGCAAGCGCGACTTTGTGGACATGATTGAAGACTTTGTTAAGCAGGGGACAAGCCCACATTTTGACCTGTTGATCATTGACGAAGCACAGGATCTAGCACCGCTGCAATGGCGCATGGTTAAGGAAGTATTGGTGCCTAACTCAAAGCAAGTGTACTACGCTGGGGACGATGATCAGTGTATTTATTCATGGATGGGGGTCCGTGTATCGGACTTCTTGGATGCTAGTGATCATAAGATAGTCTTGGATAAATCATACCGTGTACCGTTGTCCGTGCATCAGTTTTCTAACGACTTGGTTAACCGTGTTGCGATCAGACAAAACAAAGTTTGGCAACCCACCGAAAGGCAGGGAAACCTGTCATGGCACCGTGATATAATGGAGCTAGACTTAGAGAGTGGTGAATGGTTAATCCTAGCACGGACAAACTACATTGCGAATAAGATCGCCACCCGCCTCAAGGAAGATGGTTATCTCTTCTGGCGAGAGGGGGCTGGATGGTCCCTATCTCAAAATGTTTTAAACGGCATTGAGGTATGGTTAAAATTATGCAAAGGCTTGTCCTTATCAGCAGCAGAACTGAAGAACTTCTCGAAGATACTAAGCGGAAATGTTATTTCCAAATCTGGACGCAAGCTCCTAGAATCATTAGACCCAGAACACACATATACTCTGGACGACATCAAAGACAAATGCCAGTTGAACGCGACATCGGAGTCGCCGTGGATGAGTGTGTTGAAAGTGTCGGACAAGGAGATCGCTTACATTACGTCGGTACGTCGGCGGGGGGAGCGATTACTATCTGGCAGTCCGAGGATCCGGATATCGACGATACACAAAGCCAAAGGTGGCGAGGCGGATAACGTCGCCCTTTTCTTAGACTCTACAAAAGCATGCACAGAAAACCTTGACCAAGATAGTGAGGTCAGGGTTTTCTATGTTGGTGCCACGCGCACAAAAAAACATCTTCACTTAATCGAATCAACAGGACAATACGGGTTTGCAATATGAAAAGAGCAGAGATACTAGACACCGCCAAAGGTTATGTAACACAAGATCGTGCCTCGCAGCATGGTGAGATGGAGAACAACTTCAAAAACATAGAAACTGTGTGGTACTGGTGGGATAGCATCAAGCCTGATGATCTACCTATCGGTATGGACTGCGCTGTCAAGATGACATTATTAAAGGTTGCCCGTATAGCATCCAACCCAAACCACATTGACAACTGGGTAGATGCTTGTGGGTACATGGCATGTGGCGGGGAGCTAGCTGATGACTGATTCGTATCAATATCACCTGCTTGCACAAGACATCAAAGATGTGGCTTGGGGCAAGACAGACAGTGACTGGTCCCCACCTGCTTCGCTGCCTGATCTTACACAGTACGATAGAATAGCTGTTGACCTTGAGACACGAGACCCAAACCTGACCAAGCTTGGACCGGGGTGGTGTCGTAAGGATGGGTACATCATTGGGATAGCTGTAGCAGCAGGAGATAGTTCTTGGTATCTGCCAATCAAACACGATGCAGGCAACCTGCCGC